TCAGCAATTGGCGCTCCCGGGGGCGTGTGCCCCCGGCCATGGCCATTCCCATCGAATCCGTCACTGGCGTTTCCCGCCATGACCTTTGCCCCGACATTTTCGGCCCCTTGGGCGGTCTGGCCCCGGTGACCAAGCGGGAGCTGCTGGTAAAGCTCGGCATCTCCAATGACGCACACCTGGCCGTCGTCTTGGCCCTCCCGGCGGATCGCGTCGCATCGTGGGAGCTGGACGCAGCTGTCCCGGCTCTGCCCGGTGTTCTCGCCGTCCTGGGTGCTGCGCCAGCCGGTGCTGTTTCGCGCGTCGAATCCGATCCCGACGCGGATCGCATTGGCCCGGTCGACACCGCCTGAAAGGCCATCCCTGGCCGTCGTCCCTGAATTGTTGATCTCCATGGCGCCAATCGTGCGCCACCCGAGCACAGCCCGAAACCTTGAAAAACCGTCCCTCCCAAGGTGACCTCATGACCTGCCGCACATCCCCCCTTAGCTGGCTCGACACCCTCTACAACGCTGTGCGCGAGACGCCGGGCGGTGTGCAGGCCGCAGCCGCGTACCTGGCACAGCGCCGGGGCAAGTCGATGCACCCCGAGACGCTGCGCGCGAAGCTGCGCGGCCTTGAAGGTGAATCGGTAACCATCGAAATCGCCGAACTGCTCACCGAGTGGATGCAGGAACAGGTGGGTGGTGCGGACCGCGCGCTGGGTTGGATGCAGGCACTTGCCGGCCAGTTCGGCATGGCTGTGGATGTGGTGCCGCCGGCACCGGAGGGCGGCTGGTCGGACGAGATCGCAGCGCTGCAGACCAAGCTGCTGGAGATCCAGCGCAGCATGGGTGCCCTGTCTGGCACCGCATTGGAGGCGATTGCGGATCAGCAGATCGACAGCGACGAAGCACGGCTGATGCTGGCCGAGGTCCGTTCGCTGCGCACGATGGCGCACCGTCTGGAGCGCAACATTGCGCGCGCTGCGGCCAAGGGGAGGGTGGCGCGATGAACCATCCCGCTCGCTCCACCGATCCCAGCACCAGCCACGAGGCAGCCAACTACATCGTTGCCACTGGTGTCCAAGGTGACCAGCAAGCCGCAGCAGCTTCCGCCGTACGTCGCTTCCCAGGCCTGACCAGCCTCGAACTGGCGAACGAGACGGGCATCTGCCGATACGTGCTCGCTCGACGCCTTCCCGAACTGGCCGAAACCGGCCGCGTGTGGCGGGGCCCGAAGAAGCCTTGCCCAGTGTCTGGCCGCAGTGCCTGCACCTGGTGGCCGGTGGCCCGGGGCCAGAACATGACGCTGGGGCTCTGACATGTCGACCATCATCATGTCGCAGTGCTGGCCGCTGCAGGGGCTGAGCGTCACGCAGAAGGCTGTGTTGATCTCGCTGGCTGACCAAGCCAACGACGACGGCGTGTGCTGGCCGGCGGTGGGCACCATCGCCGCGCGCTGCTGCATGTCGCCGCGCGCTGTCCGCACCGCCATGGATCATCTGGAAGTCGTGGGCCTACTGACCCGCGACCGCAGGTTCAACAGCAGCACTGTCTACAACGTCACCCCGGCCAAGTTCGACAAGGCCGCCGCGCCGTCGAAGGGCACTCGCAAGACCGGGAAAGCCGGTACTGCATCGGGCGCAGGTGCTGCGCCCCGTGCAGGGGGTGCGCCCGATGCAGGTGGGGATGCGCCCCGTGCAGGTGGGGATGCAGCGGGCGCAGGTCTGGAGGTGCGCCCCGTGCCGCCTAACCGTCATATAACCACCAATGAACCGTCAGAAGAACCGTCATCTCCGGCGGGCCTGTCGGCCGCGCCGCTGACGAAGGCGGAGCAGGAAGAGCAGATGCAGCTGGCCTGCAAGGCGACGTGGGCTGCCTACCGGGCTGCCTACCGCATCCGCCACGGTGTGGACCCCGTCCGCAACGCCAAGGTCAACACCAACGTTCGGGATCTGGTGAAACGCCTGGGTCGTGAAGAGGCGCCGCTGGTGGCCGGCTGGTTCCTGAGCGTCAACGAGAACTATGCCGTGAAGCGGATGCACGACCTGGGCGTGTTGCTGGCCGGGGCCGAGGCGTACCGCACGCAGTGGGCGACCGGACGGCAGGTGACCGACACCAGCGCCCGGCAGCAGGACCAGACGCAGGCCAATGCCAACGCGGCCGACGACGCCAAGGCGCTGCTGCGCCGCCTGAAGGGGAACGCCGATGCTCAGTGATTCCGAACAGGACACGCTGGTCGAAATGCTGGTGGCCACGGCCGAGGTGATGGGCGAGCAGATTCGGCCGACCGCTGCGGCGTACATGGTCACCGACCTGGCCTCCTACCCGCTGCGCGTGCTGGCCGAGGCGCTGACCGCCTGCCGCCGCGAGGTAAAGGGCCGGCTGAGTCTGGCCGCGATCATGGAGCGCATTGACGACGGGCACCCGGCACCGAACGAAGCGTGGTCTGTGGCGATCCGGGCCGCCGACGAGGCGGTGACCGTTGTATGGACCGAGCAGACCAGGGACGCATGGACGGCGGCGCTGCCGCTGGTCGAGGAGGGCGACAAGATCGCAGCCCGGCAGGCGTTTCTGGAGGTGTACGCCCGGTTGGTGAAGAGTGCGCGCGCTGTGGGTGGCTGCGCCGTCTATCAGCCATCGCTGGGCCATGACGCGAGTGCCCGCGCCGCAGCGCTGCAGTTGGCGGTGGATGCTGGCCGCTTGGTGCACGAGCAGGTAGCCGATCACCTGGCGCTGCCGCCGGCCACACCTGCGTTCAATCCGCTTGCCCTGCTGGCTGGCCGAGTGGAGGCGAGCCCAGAAGCGAACGAGCGCGCCCGGAGGCACCTGGCCGAAATCGCCGAGTTGTTCGGCCCCGCTCAGGACGCAGCGGCATGAGGCAGGACCACGTCGAACTGGAGGTGCGCCCTGTGTCCGAGCCGGTGGCGGTGGCCGGCTGGTATCTGGCCTATGGCTACGGGGTCAAACCGCTGGTGCTGTACGCCACCCGTGGGGCGACCGTCTGGCGCGATGGTTGCCGGCAGATCCCGATCACCCGGTATGCCGGTCCGATTCCGGAACTGCGCTGATGTGGTCCAACGATCCGGCGCCGACCAGGGAAGAGGCGGCACGCATCGAGTTGGCCAAGACCGGCCCGTGTATGGCCTGCCTGGTGCTGCAGATCCAGCGGCTGTTGGACCCGGAGTTGGTGGTCTACGGCTGCGACTACAACCACGCCAAGAGCGGCAACCGGCGGCGCGGCCACTTCTTCGGCTTCGCGCTCTGTGTATGGCACCACCGCCGCATTCCGATGGAGGGGAACACCTTCGCGACGATGCGCCAGATCTACGGCCCGAGCCTGCTGGATGGTTCGCGGACCTTCCACGAGACATACGGCTCCGACGACGAGCTGATTGCAAACCAGACCTACATCAACGAACTGAGGGCGGCAGCATGAAGACAACGAAGAAACTGGCACCGAGGTTGAACCCTCAGATCGCGCCCAGGGAGCGGCGGATGGATCACAACACGGTGTCCCGACCCAAGCGAAGGAAGCCCGGCACGTTGGTGGCCGGCCAATTCGAGACGGTGGCGCAGTTCGAGGCCCGTGGGGGGCAGGTGCAGCGCCTTCCGGCCACCTGGGAGCAGGCAGCATGAGCTATCAACCATTGCTGCAGAACCTGGTGACCACTTGCGTCGCCGATGGTCGCATTTCGATCAACGTGGTCAGGAGGATCATCGCCGAATCGGAGACGCCGGCGGTGCTGTGGCTACCCATCGCAGTCGCGCCGCAGAACGGCCAACGACTGATGCTGTGGGACTCGGTGAGCGAGCGGCCAGTGTTCGGCAGCTGGCGCGGGGACAACCCGGCGATCACGCACTATGCCGCCGAGCCGGCTGGCCCGGCGGCGGCCTGATGCACGCAACCAAGAATCCGGCGCGACCGCGCGCTGCACAAGCAAACCACCAGGGGGAAGGCGCATGCGAATGAACAATGCACGGGAACTGTTGTCCAGCCGGACGGGCCCAAAGACCATGAGTTTCGACGGCAGAGCGGGCGGCCCGACCACTCAGGAGATCGTGGCCGCACTGGCGTACGTGCCACACGGGCTGGGGCATGAACTGCTGCAGGCAATGTGGTGGCCCGAGAGTGGTAAGCGCCGCCGCGAACAGCTGCGCCAGGCCGTCATCGCTTTGGTGGCACCGGAGTTCACTCGCCAGATGCACGAGCTGGCCGACGCTCGCACGCACTTCGGCATCGCCAAGGCCAGCATGGGCTGGTGCGGCGGGATGGTCACCGAGGCGCAGCGGCGTGAGCTGCGCCGAGCAGAGAAGGCGCTGGATGACGCGCGCGTTGCGGCATGGCCGAACAACACGATGGAGCAGCTTGGGGTTCTGGCTGGGGCGGTGATCGCGGAGATGGTCGGGGCGTGCGAGTGCGAGCGTTGCGGCGGCAGGAAGGTTGTTCCTGATCCGGCGGGCGCAGGTGTAGTGAACTGCGGAGACTGCGGCGGGAGTGGTTGCGAGCCCTTGAGCGGCCGAAAGCGCGCCGGCGCCATCGGGGCGGATTGGTCGGCCTACAGCCGGTTCTGGCGGCCGGTCTATGAGTGGATGCTTGCCAACTTCCGCGCCGCCGAGGCGCGCGCTGCAAGGCAGTTCAGCAAGGCACTCACGATGACGGCGTAACGATGACTTCCAAGGTCATCGAAATAGGCGGCAATATTGTCACCATCCAATCGCAAGCCCCGGCCCAGCCGGGGCTTTTTCTTTGCCCGCGTCCCAGCCGGACAAACTCTCGTGCCCAGCCGGCGCTAGGGGCGGGCACCCATTAACCGGGAGGGGCTTATGCCGAACCGGACTAGTCACGGGGCCACCATGAAGGACGAGATCATCAGCACTGCGGCCGGTGCCGTGGCCAAAGCCGCACCGCCGGTAACCGTCGCCGGCGCCGTCGCTGCGGGCGCGGATCTAGACCGCGTGGTGGTGGTGTTGACCATCGTCTATCTCGTTGGCCAGATCGCCTACCTCGGGTGGCGCTGGGTCCGCGAGTGGCGGCAGAGGGCGCAGGCATGAGGGCGAAAATCATCGGCGGGACTGCCGCGGCCGTTATTGCCCTGTCCGCCGCAGTGCTGGTCAAGCCGCGCGAGGGCTATGCACCGACGCCCTACATCGACATGGTCGGTGTTGCGACGTACTGCTACGGCGATACGGACAAGCCGGACAAGGCGCACTACACCGAGGCGGAGTGTGCTGCGCGGCTCAACAGCCGCCTGGGCGAATACCTCACCGGCATACAGGCCTGCATCCATGTCCCGCTGCAACAGCACGAGTGGGCAGCACTGCTGAGCTGGTCCTACAACGTCGGGACCACCGCAGCCTGTGGCTCCTCGCTGGTGCGCAAGATCAACAGCGGGCGACCAGCCTCAGCCTGGTGCGCAGAGCTGGACCGTTGGGTCTATGCAGGCGGGAAACGCGTGCAGGGCCTGGTGAACCGTCGAGCGGCTGAGCGTCGGATGTGCGAGGGGCGGTCGTGAATCGCATCGCTATCGCCATCGTCGCATTCGTCGTTTGGTCCGCAGCCATGTTCGGCGCTGGCTGGGCATGGCGCGGTGACCGATCTGAGGGTGTAGCCGCCAAGCAACGCGCGGCCGGTGCTGAGGCAATCGCCGACCAGGTGAATAAGACCCGTGCCACCGAGCAGAGCAAGGCCCTGCAGCTGGCCGACATTGGAGCCAAGCATGAAGAAGACCGGGCTGCGGCCGAGACCGTCCCTGCTGCTGTTGTGGCTGGCCTGCGCAGCGGCAATCTCCGCCTGCGCGACGACCTCGCCACCTGCCACACCGCTCGCCTGTCCGAAGCCGCCGCCGGCGCCATCGAACGTGATGCGCACGCCGAACTACGTCCAGAGGTTGTCGGAGCTGCTATTCGAATCGTCACCGATGCCGAAGACCACGTCCGCGCCTGCCAAGCCGTGATCCAAGCGGATCGCGATCAGCAGTAGCCACCACCAGAATCCCACTCTTACTTGAGGGCCGCCATGTGCGGCCCTCTGCCGTTTTGGTGCCCCGGATAGGCCGTGGCACCGATTACCGCCGTAATGGCAACAACAAGGAGCAATTCAATGAGCAAGAACGAGCACATGGACGACAAAGTGATGCAGCGCGCAGGCGGCGGCACGATCGATCAACCGATGGACGAGAGTGGCTGGCAGGTCAGCGGCAGTGTCATCAATAAGGATGGCCGCCCGGTAGGTGCGAGCTTCTCCGGCAACATCAACGGCACTGCTGTCAGCGGGGAAGCAAAGAAGGGCAACGCATTCGTGAAGGTCGGCGCTGACGACTCCTTCCTGCGTCTGAACTACGAGAACGAGCGCGTTTCCGGAACGATCGGCTACGGCGTGGGCACCGAGGAAGCTCGTCTGAGCGGCACCTTCGACAGCAACGGAAACCTCTCCGGCTCCGCCAAGGTCCAGTTCAAGGACACCACGATCGACCTTTCGCCGGCAAGCGTCGGTGTCACTTACAAGTTCAACGAGCAGTGGTCCGGCAGCGTTCGCCAGGAGTTCGGTGGCGGTTTGGGCATCGATTTCAGGGGTAGTTCGTCTTTCGGCGCAGGCACCAGCTTCAGCCTTAGCCTGGGCGCGTCGAGCGGCGGTGGCGGCTCGTGGGGTGTGAACGCCAAGTTCCAGCTGATCCTTCTGGCGAACTAAGGCTGTGCCCGGTCAGCGAAGTCGCTGGCCGGGCAACTTCTTTCAAGCAGATCGAAAGGGGATGACCTGTGCTGATCGTGACAGCTGCCGAGGCCTCTGATGGGTAGCCCAGATGGCGCGAGGCGCCGCATCCTGGCGCTTGGCCGGTTGAAGACCGGCGAGATGAACAAGACAGAAGCCGCGTATGCCGAACGGCTGCGCGCGTTGCAGGCCGCCGGCGAGATCCTGTGGCACAGGTTCGAGGGGCTGAAGCTGCGCCTGGCAGACAACACGTTCTACACCCCGGACTTTGCCGTGATGGAGGCCGACGGTGTCATGGCCTGCCACGAAGTGAAGGGCCATTGGCAGGACGATGCAAGGGCCAAGATCAAGGTCGCCGCGTCCATGTATCCGTTCCGCTTCATCGCGGTGAAGGTCAAGGCCAAGCGGGACGGCGGCGGCTGGGCAGTGGAGGAGTTCTGATGGCTGGAGCAGTGACGGCTACCGTCCGCATGCGCTGGTGGCTGAGGTGCTACCTGGCCTCAGTGGTGTGGTTCGCCAAAGCTACGAGCAAGGAACCGGACTGGGATCGGGTCGAGCGGTGGATACGCCGCGGCCTGGTACTTCGAACAACGAGGGTTGCTGATGGACGTTGCACGGATTGAAGCGCTGGCGGAAGCACTGGTCGCCGAGCAAGCTGCGCGCGCAGTCGCCGACGCCGCCCTGGCCGCGCGCATCGATGGCAGCACAGACGCTCGCATTGACCGTCTGGTCGGGGGCATCGAGCAGCAGGGCGAGCAGATCGCAGAGCTGGCGGCGCATGTCGGCATGCTGGTCCAAGCTGTCGCGCAGCTGTTGGGGGAGGAGGCTGGCACACCGGTTCCGGACGAAGGTGCCGAGTCTCCGCGCGTGGACTTGGACGGGAACCCGTACTGATGCCTGTCAGGCCACCGCAGCACCGAGCGGCAGGTTGGCGTCCCTACAAAGAAACCAGCGCCCAGGTGCGCAAGAGGCAGGCCCGCCGCGCGCTGCCAACGAACTCAGCGCTCTGGAGGCGGATCCGAGCTGTGGTGCTGGCCCGTGAGCCGCTGTGCAGGTGCTGTGCGGGGCAGGGAAGGGTGCGGGCAGCCACTGAGGTCGACCACATCGACGGCGACGATGCCAACAACGCTGACAGCAACCTGCAGCCCCTGTGCGGGCCGTGCCACAGCACGAAAACAGCGCTGGAGAACGGCGGATTCGGCCGAGGAGCGCGGGATTGATGGTTCCACGAGCGTGGAACGTGCACAATCGCATAAATTAACGAAATATTAACATTTGACCGGGGGGGAGGGTCAAAGTTCGGCGCCCTCTCGCGACGATACGCGCGCCCCCCTTTCTTCTCGCGTCCGCAGAATTTGAATTTCAGAAAGGGGAGGTCCGATGGCTCGCCATCGACAGCCGAGGGAACTGGCCGAGCTGAAAGGCGCGACCAAGAAGGATCCGCAGCGCTACAAGAAGGAAGCGCCCAAGGCGAATTCGCCATTGGGCAAGGCGCCGGCACACCTTCCGGCCGAAGTCGCGGTGGTCTGGAAGGAGCTGGAGAAGTGCGCCCTGCCTGGTGTCCTGACAAGCGCCGACCGTTTCATCATGGAGGTGGCGTCATCGCTGCTTTCCGAGTTCCGTGCCAACCGCGGCGAGTTCGTCGCGGCCAAGTACTCCCACCTGATCGGCTGCCTGGCGCGGCTGGGGCTGACCCCAGCCGACCGCCAGAAGCTGGGGACCGAGAAGACCCCGGAGGGCAACCCATTCGACGAGTTCTGATCCATGACGCCGACCGAATCAGCCAAGGCCTACGCCAAGGGCGTGATGGCTGGGAAGATCATCGCCGGCGAATATATCCGGCTGGCGTGCCAGCGGTTCCTTGACGACCTGAAGCGCAAGGGGGCCGGCTGGCCCTACAAGTACGACGCCGACAAGGCTGATCGTGCCGTGCGCTTCATGGAGAAGATGCCGCACACCAAGGGCAAGTGGGCTTCCCAGAAGAAGCTGCTGGTGCTGGAGCCCTGGCAACGGTTCATCGAGTGCAACTTGTTCGGCTGGGTCCACAAGAAGACCGGGCACAGGCGGTTCCGCCGGTCCTACGAGGAGATCGCCCGCAAGAACGGCAAGTCGCTCCGGCTGGCCGCGCGCGGCCTGTATCTGTTCTGTGCTGACGGTGAGGCCGGCGCCGAGGTGTACTCAGGCGCTACCAGCGAGAAACAGGCATACGAGGTGTTCCGGCCGGCCTGGCAAATGGTTCAGAAGCTGCCGGCGCTGCGCTCGCGGTTCGGGATTGAGCAGGCCGGCAACCCGAAGAACCCCGGCCCCCTCTTCGTCATGGAGGACATGTCGAAGTTCGAGACGATGATCGGCAAGCCGGGCGACGGCTCCAGCCCGCACGCGGCGCTTGTGGACGAGTACCACGAGCACGACGACGACCACATGGTCGATGCGATGGAAACCGGCATGGGCGCGCGCGAGCAGCCCCTGCTGTCGATCATCACCACGGCGGGGACCAACCTGTCCGGCCCGTGCTTCGAGATGCGGAGCGATGCGGTCCGCATTCTGCGCGGGGAAGTGACTGACGAGACTGTGTTCGCCGCGATCTACTGCATTGATGAGGGCGACCGCTGGGACGATCCGGAGGTGCTCCGAAAGGCCAACCCGAATTTCGGGGTGTCCGTGTTCGAGCAGTTTCTGGTCGACATGCTTGCAAAGGCAAAGCGTTCTGCCAGCAAGCAAAGTGCGTACCGCACCAAGCACCTGAACGACTGGGTGGGCGCCAAGCTGGCATGGATGAACATGCTGGCCTGGCAGCGGCAGAAACGTCGGTTTGAGATCTCGGACTTTGCTGGATGCCCCTGCTGGGTCGGTGTCGATCTGGCGTCGAAGCTGGACGTGGCCGCGGTCGTGCTGCTGTTCGAGAAGGGCGACAGCTTCTACGCAATCCCGCGCTTCTATGTTCCCGAATCTGCGGTGGAGGAGAACGAGAAGTACCAGCAGTTCCTGCTGGATGACCTGATCGTGGCCACGCCGGGAAATATGACCGACTACGCCTTCATCGAAGAGGAACTGAAGGAGCTTGCGGCGCAAGGCATCGACGTGCGGGACATTGCCTTCGATCCGGCCCAGGCGGCGTATCTGATGACCCGTTTGGAGCAGGAGAGCCTGCCGGTTGTCGAAATGGCGCAGTCAGTGCGCAACCTATCTGAGCCGATGAAGGAAGTGGAGGCGCTGATCCTGTCGCGCCGCCTGTGGCACGACGGCAACGCGGCGATGACCTGGATGATGGGCAATGTCGTGGCGAGGGTGGACGCGAAGGAGCACGTCTATCCGCGTAAGGAAAAGATGGAAAACAAGATAGACGGCGCGGTGGCGCTAATCATGGCCATGGGCCGCGCCATGCAGGCGCGGGACACTGGCACAACCCAACAAGGCTTCGTGGTGATCGACTGATGCTCGGACTATTCGAGAAGAACCGGCGGGCCGATGCCCGCGACCGTATCGAGCCGACGATCAGCAACCTGGTCGACGGCGAGGTGATCCAGTCCTCCGACATGAGAATGTTCGAGGTATTCGGGAACCCGACGACGGCTTCCGGGGCCGTGGTGACCCCCGAATCGGCGATGCGGGTCTCGGCGGTGTTCGCCGCCGTTTCGCTGCTCGCCGGTGCGATCGCCCAGTTGCCGTTGCCCGTCTTCGAGCGGGTGGACGGGCAGCGCACGCGGGCTGAGCACGATTACTGGTGGCTGCTGAATGAGCAGTTTTCCTCCGGTTGGTCGAGCGCCACCGGCTGGGAGTTCATCGTCGGCCAGATGCTGCTGCGCGGTGATGGCTTGGTGTACGTGACGCGCAACCGCGCCGGCGCGGCGACCGGGCTGATTCCCTGGCCCCGCGACAGGGTGATGATCCTCAAGCAGGAGAAGACCAGCCCACGGGAACCGACGCGGCTGCAGTACACGTTCCACGACGCGGACGGGTACTTCACCGTTGACCAGGACGATGTGCTCCATTTCCCCGGTTTCGGTTTCAACGGCGTGCACGGCATGTCGGTGATCCAGTGGGGCGCGCGGAACGGCATCGGCATCGCCATCCAAGGTGACGAGCACGCCGGCAAGTTCTTCAGCGAGGGCGGCAAGCCCGAAGTGGCCATCCGAACGCCCAACAAGATGACCAAGGAGCAGCAGGACGATTTCCGCGACGCCTGGGTCAAGAAGTACGGCGGGGTGCAGGGCAATCGTCGGATTCCGCTGGTTTTGACCGAGGGGCTGGAGGTTCACGAACTGACCATGTCGGCGGTCGACCAGCAGCTGCTGGAGTCCCGTCAGTGGCAGGTCATCGACGTGGCCCGCGCCTTCGGTGTTCCGCCCCACATGATCGGCGAGACCAGCAAGGCTACGAGCTGGGGAACCGGCATCGAGAGCATGGGCATCGGCTTCGTAAAGTACACGTTGGGCCCGCACCTGAAGCGGATCAAGGACGAGTTGAACCGCAAGCTGTTCCGCACGCCGCGCTACTTCGTTGAGCACAACGTGGACATGTTCATGGCCGGCGACTCGAAGACGCAGGCCGAGTACTTCAGCAAGGCGCTGGGTGGCCCCGGTACGCAAGGCTGGATGGTCGTCAACGAGGTCCGCCGCCTTAAGAACCTGCCTCCCATCGAGGGCGGCGACAAGCTCTACCAACCGAAAGACCCCGCGCCACCGGCCAAGCCGGACAGCGATGACCCTGAAAGGAACCCTGAAGATGCCAATTCCTAAGCTGCTGCAGCTGGCCAAGAACAACGCCGGCCAGTCCAAGCCCATCCGGGCGGAGACCGAAGGCAAGGAGGCCACGATCTACCTGCACGGCGTCATCGGCGGGTGGTGGGGCGACATTGACGAAACGATGTTTGCTCAGGCAATGGCCGGCATTGATGCGGACGTGATCCACCTGCGCATTGACTCGCCCGGTGGCGACGTGTTCGCGGCACGTTCGATGATGACCGCCATTGCCCAGCACAAGGCAACGGTCATTGCCCACATCGATGGCTTGGCCGCCTCGGCTATGACGGGGGTTTGCATGGCATGCGACAAGGTCGAGATCAGCCAAGGCGCCGGGTTCATGATCCACAACGCGTGGACAATCACAGTAGGCAACAAGGCAGACATGACCAAGACTGGCGAGTTGCTGGCCAAGATCGATGCTGGCTTGGCTGGTGACTACACCCGCCGCACCGGCAAGGATCAGGCGCAGATCGTCCAATGGATGGACGAAGAGACCTGGTTCACGGCTGACGAGGCCAAGGAACACGGCTTCGCAGACGAGGTGGTGGAGATCGTGGGCAAGAAGACGGCGTCCAACACCTGGGACCTGTCTGCCTACGACAACGCACCGGCCGCCTTGGCCAGCCGCGAGCCCGAACCCGACGACGGCGCAGCCGCCGCGGCCCACAAAGCCAACCTGTCGCGCCGCTTGGCGCTGCTCGAACGCCACGCTGCGTAAGCGACTCCCGCCCGCAGTTCATCCCGACCGCCGAAAGGCGGTTTTTTTTCGACACGAGGAAATCACCAATGCCCTTCAACATTCAGGCCGAGCGGGAGCGCCGCACCGCGCTGGCAAAGGACACCCGCAACCTGCTGGACACCAGCACCGGCGACGGCAACAAGTGGACGCCGGAGAACCAGGCGAAGTACGACGAGAACGTGGCCGAGATCGAGCGCATTGATGCGGCCATTGAGCGCCATCAGAAGGTCATGGACCTGACGGCCGATGAAGCGCTGCGCGAGCAGGGCGTGCGTGAACACGACACCGCCAACCGCGGCGGCCGGGAGTTGTCCAACGAAGAGCGCCTGTTCGACCGCTGGGCACGCGGCGGCGACAGCGCCCTGAACGCCGAGGACTGGAAGCAGGTCAATGCCGCCATGTCGGGCAACCCGGCCGTGAATCCTGAGCAGGGCGGCTACACCGTGCCTACCACGCTGGCCCAGCAGATCCTGGACGCTCTGAAGGCGTTCGGCGGCATGCGCCAGGTCGCCGACGTGTTCAGCACGGCCGGCGGCGAGCCGATGCAGTACCCGACCAGCGATGGCACCTCGGAAGAGGGTGAGCTGGTCGCCGAGAACCAGTCGGCGACCGATCAGGACGTGGCCTTCGGCACCAAGGGCCTGCAGGTCTACAAGTACAGTTCGAAAGTGGTCACCGTGCCGTGGGAGCTGCTGCAGGACAGCACCGCCGATATCGCCGGGTTCATCGAGAAGCGTCTGCAGACCCGCCTGGGCCGAGTCACCAATCGCAACTACACCGTCGGCACCGGCGTGGGTCAGCCGATGGGCGCTTTCACCGCAGCGGCCGTGGGCAAGATTGGTGCGGTTTCGGCGCTTCCGATCATCACCTACGACGACCTGGTGGACCTGGAACACAGCGTCGATCCGGCGTATCGCCAGCTGGCCAAGTGGATGTTCCACGACGACATGCTGAAGCTGATCCGCAAGGTGAAGGACGACCAGGGCCGGCCGATCTTTGTGCCGGGCTACGAGCAGGGCAATCCGGGCGGTGCGCCGGATCGTCTGCTGAACCGCGATATCCAGATCAACCAGCACGCGCCGGCCCCGGCCGCAGGTGCCACGTCGATCGCGTTCGGCGACTTCAGCTACTACAAGATCCGCGACGTGATGGCGGTGACCCTGTTCCGCTTCAACGACTCGGCCTACGTCAAGAAGGGGCAGGTTGGCTTCATGGCGTGGATGCGCTCTGGCGGCAACCTGGTCGACGTGGGCGGCGCGGTGAAGACCTTCAAGCACGGCGCCACGGCTTAACCGCGCGGCCCACGAACAGAGGGGCGCCCCACGATGGGGCGTCCCTCGGAGACGATCATGGCAAAGCAGAAGAACACTCCAGCACCGGTGGAGCCGACTGGGGATGCCGCGCTTGTTACACCGGAAGCACACGCTGCGGCGGTTGACGCTGCTACCGGTGAGGGCGAACAGCCGAACGCCGAAAGCGCCGACACTGCCGCGGCGGACACTGACGGCGAGGGGGATACGGAGGATGGCGGCGCCGGCCAGGCGACCGACACCGTTGACACGGACAACGGCGGGCCGCCATCGGATGAAGAGTTGGCTACGCCCAGCGGCGAAACCGTGCCGGCGCTGGTGCTCAGTGACAACCACCTGGGCAAGGTCGGACAGGTGATCCAGGTCAACGCGGCTCACGTTGAGGCGCTGCGCGTTGGCGGACTGATCGACCCCCACCCCAATGCCATCAAGTCCGCCAAGCAGGAGGAATGACCCATGCTGCGCACGTTGACCCCGGCGACTGAGGAGCCCGTGTCGCTGAGCGAAGCGAAGGCGCACCTGGTCGTGATACACGATGCCGACGATGTGCTGATCGGAGCATTCATCACGGCGGCAAGGGAGTCGGTGGAACGCACCACCGGTTATGCCTTGGCGGAAGCGTCTTACGAGTGGACGCCGGTTGGGGAGGGGCGCACGCCGCTCCCAATCGAGCCGGCCATCTTGGACAGCGCGGTCGGTGCTTACCCGGTGAAGTTCACCACCACGCCCGGCCCATTGCCGGGGCCGCTGCGCGCGGCGGTGCTGTTGCTCCTGGGGGATCTGTACTCCAACCGCGAGGCAGTGGTTGCCGGCGCGCAGCTGGCTGAGAACCCGACGCTGGACCGGCTGATGTTCCCCTACCGGCGGGTGCTGCCATGAGGCGGGCGGGCAAGTACCGGCATCGCATTGCCCTGCAGATACAAGAACTCGTGCGGGATCCGCTGGGAGGCGATGAGGTGGAGTGGGCGGACTGGCAGGCAGACGTGCCGGCGGAGGTGGTGCCGCTTTCAGGGCGCGAATTCGTTGCTGCATCGGCTGAGCACGGCCAGGTCACAGCACGCATGGAAATTCCGTATCTGCCTGGTGTTCTGAACACAATGCGCGCGGTGTTTGACGGCCAGCACTACGCGATCCGCGCTGTCCTGCCTGATCCCACGGCGCGGGGGCACATCACCTTGATGGTAGACGCGGGGCTCTCCGATGGCTGAGCAGATCGAAATCCATGGCCTTGACGGGCTCCTGTCGTCGTTGAAGGCATTGCCGGTAGAGCTGCAGGGAAAGCCACTGCAGACCGCACTGCGTCGGGGCGGCAATCTGATCCGCGACGCGGCACGCGCGCGAGTGCCGCGTGCCAGCGGCTTCCTGGCCACACAGATCGTGGTGCGCAGGGCCAATGCGCGCAATCGGAACAGGGCCGGCGTCGGCCCGGGTGGCGAGTATTTCACCGTTGGCGTTAAGACTGGCAAACGCGCCAAGTATGCCAACACCAAGAGGAACCGCCGGCAGCGCCGCGTTGGCAAGGTCTACGTGCAGGCAGGTTGGGCCAGCTACTGGCGGTATCTGGAATTTGGCACGAAGAAGATGGCAGCAAAGCCGTTCCTGACGCCAGCTGCCGAGGCAAACGGGCCCAAGGCGGCGCAGTTGATTGTCGACCAGACCCGCGCGGCTATCGACCGGGTAATGAAGGCAAGGGGGTGGAAATGATGGTGCCGCTTATCCAAGAGCTGCTGCAGGGTGATGAGGCCGTGCGGAGACTGTTTGGTGATCCCGTCCGTGTTTTCCCCTCTACGGCGCCGCAGGAAACCGCATTGCCTTACGCCACGTGGGATGTTGTTGGCGGCTCACCAACCAAACTGCTTTCCGAGCGACCGCCCGCCGATGGCTGGCGCGTCCGGTTGACGGTTTGGGGGAAATCGACGTCCAAAGCCAACGCTGCTGCGGTGGCAGTTCGCGATGCTGTCGAGACAGTTGGAAGCATCGAGTCTTACAACCCTCCGCCCGATGACGACGATACAGGGGCGTTCGGCATCTCCTTCGACGCTCGACTGCTGCAGCTTCGCTGACCCAACTCAACGGCAATCCACCGGCCCCGCAAGGGGCCTTTTTCATACCCGGCGACGGGCACAACGCAAGGAAACCCCTATGGGACAGGTACTCAAGTCGAAGCACACCCAGCTGTTCATCGCCATCGGCGAGGCGGAGGTCATCAAGGTGACCCGTGTCCGTACGATCGGCTTCCCTGATGGCCAGGCCTCGGAAATCGATATCTCGGACTTCGATGACGATTGGGACCAGTTCGTCGCTGGTCGCAAGGCGACCGGCAGCACGAGCATCGAGGTGATCTATGACTCCGTCGATTCCGAGGCGCTGGAGGAACTGCACCGCACTGGCGCGGTGGTCAACTTCCTGGTCACCGCGCCAGCCAGCGAAACGGCTGGCGCGGCCAAGCCGGTGGCAGTCGATGGTGTCATCACCCCGCCGACGACGGTTGTGTCGAAGCAGTTCAATGGCTTCGTGCAGAACTTTGCTGTGACGGTGGCCGACAACGATGTGTGGAAGGCCGCGATGACCATCCGTGGCTCGGGCGCTGTCACCACCCACCGCCCGACGCCCTGACCGCAACAACGGCGCTCTCTCTTTCGGCCCACTTCGGTGGGCCTTCTCTTTGGCAGGGCGTGCGGATCCTCCGCGTGTTAGCCGTGCGCGGCCCGCGCGCCCTGTCGCCATTCAAGGAAACGGCCCGTGAGCAAGACCAACGACAGTAACGAAGCCCTGGCAGGGGCGGTGAGCATCCTTCAGACGTTCACCAGCGCCGGTATGTTCGCCACAAAGGACGTGCAGCCGGACACCATCGAACTGCCGGACGGCACCAAGGCGGAATTCTTCGTGCGCGCGCTGCCGGATACCGAGTTCCGCCAGCTGTGGAGCACAGCCGATCGTGCCAAGCTGATCGCAGCCACGATCTGCGATGAGAACGGCAAGCGTGTACTCAGTGAACAACAGGCCGGCGAGCTGAAGCCGAAGGTTGCGGCCAGTCTGCAGGCTATCGCGCTCAAGCACGCCGGCTTCGGAAGTGATGCTGAGGCCCAGCGGGAAGAAGCGGGAAACGGCTAAGGCTGCGCGGCGAGGATTGGTTCTGGCATGTCCTAGCCGGCCATCTGCATCGCACAGTGGCAGAGTTGCGATCCACCATGTCGCGCCGGGAGTTCCTGTGGTGGTGGGAGTTTCACAAGCGAAACCCCATTGACCCGGTGAGCGTCCACCAGAAGCCCGCCGCCTTCGTCGCGTACATCACCGCTGCACATAGCCAGGGCGGCACAAAGCGCGGCATGCAGCACTACCTAGACGCCCTTGTGCCCCGATCCGACGAGGACGAGGCAGAGGACTGGTTCGACTCTCTTGGGTGACCCATGACCGACACTTTCGGGCGCTTCGCCGCCACCCCCATCGGCCCGCTGCTCGCCGCCCGTGATGGTGGGTTGACCTTGGCCACCACCGGCGCCACTGCGCTGGCCAGCCATGCACGCTCCGATTTCAGTCTCGATGCCGGCACGGTGGGCGTCGAGTTCGCTGCTTGGGGCGACGACACCATGTCCGCACTTGTCGGGTTCGCCACGGCTTCGGCGGCGCTGAACAAGGCGTTGGGCGCAGAAGTTGCCAGCATCGGCTGGGACCTTGGTGCCGGGCGCCTGCTGCAGGCTGGCGGAGGGATCGCAACCGGGCTGCCGGTGATCGCCCATGGCGACATTGTCGGGCTGCAGGTGGTGTTCGGCACCCCGCGTCAGCTGCGCCTGTTCCTCAACGGTGTGCAGGTGCATCTGCAGGAGCTGCAGCTGTCCGGGCCGCTGTACTTCGCCGCATCGTTGGGTGCCACCAAGGCCGGCGGTCTTTGCCTGGCGGTCAATGCTGGACAGTGGGGGCCGCGTAGCGAAGCGGCGGCGGCCGGTTGGCGGTTCCCTGCTGCAGCGGCCACGGCCACGCGCCTGGCCGACGTTGACTGGCTTTCGGCCCCGGGCGATAGCCCCGCAAACGCCCGCTATGAGGGGTTGGTGGCCGAGGGCGTCAACCTGATACAGGAACTGGCGTTCTGGCCATGGGGCGGTGATCCGGTGTCCCAGGCTGCGGCAGCCGAGTGTGTCGTGGTCGATGCAGATGGCCTGCTGGACGGAATGGCAGGAACGGGGGCCTCTGGCAGCTCGGTGCAGATCCTGCTGGCCTCTGAAAGCGGCATGCGAGCCGACGCCATGCCCGCGTTCCGCTGTGCGATCGAGCAAATCGAGGTCAACGACGACGGCACGAAGACGCTGCACCTGCGCGACGCGCACGACTATCTGGATGAGACAATCAACCGGGGCGTGTTCCTGCCGAATATTGCCTCGCTGGCGTGGAAGCCGCAGCCGGTGGTGATCGGCGCAGTGGCCAGCATCCCGGCGATGGGGGCCAACTCGGATGCGACCTCCATGTTTGTGGCGGACGGCCGGGTCTACATCAACGCCGTGATGGATCGCGGCGACCTGATGGAGACCAACACCTATAACGAGGCGCCGGACGGTCAGCAGCTGCTGTTGAAGTCCCCGCCCGTGACGCCGGTCGTTGTTGACGCTTCCAGCATCGGTGCGGGCATGATGCCGGCCCGGTTGGAGCAGGCGGTGGGCGACATAATGGCGCGCCTTGATCGCGCTGCCTGGTCATCGAGTGACTGCGCGGTGATTGACCTGGCCTCGGGCTATCTGGGCATCGGCTACTACGCTGGAACGGCCATCACGGGCCGAGCGGCGCTGAACGCGATCTTGCCCAGCTACGGGGCAGGTTGCTATCAAGATCCAGCAGGTGTGCTGCGCTTCGTGCGCGTGACCGCTCCCGAGGCGCACGTGGGCCAATTTGCCTTCGACCTGTCCGAGGCGGATCTGGCGGCTGATCTGGTCATGGTGCCCGACGATGCACCGAACCTGACCCGGCGCATGGCATACCGGCCCAATGGTCAGGCGCTGGCTGCATCCGACCTGGTCACCGACGTGCTCGACGTGCCGCAGCCCCGCCGCGACGAGCTGACCGGGCTTTTCCGGGGGCAGGTATACGGGGCAGGCCCGCTGCACGCTCACTACCAGCGGGCGGAAGCTGCCGATCCTGTCGTCTCGCTGTTCTGGCACGCAGCCGATGCTCAGGTTGAGATCGACCGCATCCTTGGCATGTACCAGGTGCAGCGCTACTTCTACCAGCTCGCGGTGCGTGGTGATCAGGATCTGGCGCCGCTGCCGGGGCAAATTGGCAGGCTCACCTACAGCCGCTACGGCCTCGAAGACGGCAAGCCGGTGCTGGTGCGGCGCGTGGAACGCAACCCGGCCACGGGGGACGTGGTGCTGACGGTGTGGGGATGAAGACGTGCTGATTGGATATGGAATGCCGGCTGTCCAGACAGTCACCCTCACCGGTGGAACCTGGCTCAGCACGGATCAGGGCTCGGCGCTCTTCGATGGCAAGCCAGGGCGGGCATCGCGGATCCGGCGCACGGGTTCGCTGGCGATCACGATCACGCTCGCCGATGCCGTGGTGCCGGCCATCGTCGCCGTGCTTGGCCTCACTCTGCCCCCGGGCGTGTCAGTCACCGCCGCCGGCGCGACCGGCACCACGGTGCGATTGCCGGACGGCAGCGTGTGCGCCTGGCTCTTTCCCGAGGAGGCTCCACTGCTGTCGACGGTGTCGGTCGAGATTGCCACGACCGCAACGAACGTGGATGTAGGCGAGATCGCGATCTTCCAGGCTGTGGACGTGGGGATCACCGACGGCTGGGCGGTGGCCATGATCGACACCAGCGTGCACGCGCGTACGAAGGGTGGCCAGGTCAACACGGTTCCCGGTGCGCTGTACCGCAGGCTGAGCTGCAACCTGTCGGGCCGGGCTACGGACGTTGTGCGCGGCGGCGGTTTGAACGGGAGAGACTGGGAAACGGTCGGGGCGGCGCTTTCTGGGCGACGCCGATCCTGTGTCATTCCTCAATACCGCGAGATGGACACGAAGGCCTTCAACCCGCAGCTTGCGGCTCGGTCTGCGCTCTACGGCTACCCGACCCAGCTTCCGAGCGCGGAAAACATCAGCCGACAGTACTTCACAGGATACATGGAGTTCGAAGAGGTTCCCGCCTAGATCGAGCCACCATTGTCCCATGTAAGAATCAAGGCTCTGACCAAGGAACCATCGTGTGGACAAAAAATGGATTGCGATTTCATTGTTGCTGCTTTGCGCCTGCTCGCGACAGGAACAGCCAGCTGCACCGAGGGTAGAGCCGCCGGAGAGCAGTGAGGCGGCTTCCACGGGGGCAGGAAAGCCCGCGCCTGGCGATGCGCCCGCAGCAGATAAGGCCCGGCCACTACCGGACACAGATATCACCGCTGTTGTGACCTGCACCGGCGCCACCCTGAAAATGGGCGATGTAGAGCTGTGGAAGAAGTGGGTGGCGGAGTCTCAGCGGAGGTTTGCAACGATCTACCCTGACAAGAGCGCCCAGGAGATCGAGGCGTACACGCTTGAGCGTGCGCTGGATAAGCGAAGGGCGCTGGAGCGAACAGGGGTGGGGACGCAACGTGCGTTCACGGATTACTTCAACAAGAACTGTCTGGGAGTGATTCAGTAGCCCAGCAGACCGAGACAAGGCCCGCGCAAGCGGGCCTTTCTTTCATCAGGAGCTGAGCATGTCCCTCTATACCCTCACCGTTGACCTTCTCGCCAAGACGGCTTCATTTGAGAAGGACATGGGGAAAGCTGAGCGCATAGCCGCGCAGCGGTCGGCTCAGATCCAGCAGACGCTGTCCACCCTCGCTACGACCGTTGGCACCGCCCTCGGCACGGCTGCAGTTGCCGCAGGGACCGCGGTCGCCACTTGGACAAAAGAGGTCAGTGAGCTTGCGCTGCAGTACGAGCGCTTCTCTCAGATATCGGGTTCAACGTCTCAGAGTTTCCAGCGCATGGCAGCCGGTGCCAACGTTGTGGGGATCAGCCATGAGAAGTTGGCGGATATCCTCAAGGACGTGCAAGACAAGATCGGCGACTACGTTCAGACGGGCGGCGGCGCCATGGCCGACTTCTTTGAGAACATCGCCAAGCGAACTGGCGTAACAGCCGAGCAAATGCGCAAGCTCTCTGGTCCGGATGCACTCGGGCTCTACTTTAGTAGCTTAGAGAAGGCAAACCTTTCCCAGGCAGAAATGACCTTCTATATGGAGGCCATCGCGAGCGATTCGGCGGCGTTGATCCCGCTGCTTCGGAACAGCGGCAATGGATTCAAACAGTGGGGGGACGCCGCCGAGGCCGCCGGCGCCATCATAAGCAATGACACTGCAAAGGCGATGGGCGATCTTCGCCGCGTCACGCAGGAAGCGGAACTGGCTTTCTTGGGTGTCAAGGTTCAGGTCGCGCAAGGGGTGATTCCGACTCTCACCGAGCTGAATAAGCTTCTGCATGATCCTCAGTCGCAAGATGCGATGCGCAGCGCTACCGATGGCATTACAGCGTTTGGTAAGGCTGCGGTGGACGCCGCGGCCGGGTTCGGACAGTTGGTCGTTAGCTATACCGGGTGGCTCAAATCCAAAGGGTTTATGCCGGTGAGTGATGGCGACTCGTTGGATAACCTGCAAGCCCGGCGCGGTTCGCTGCAGAACAGCCTCAAGAACTGGAAAGGGATCTTCAGCGACGACGCCAAGGATAAGGTGAAGAGTGAACTGGCGGAGGTGGACTCGCTTATCGCCGCATTCCCATTCCGGGGCGTATCGGCGACTGTAGATTCAACCGCATCTGCACCGGGTCAGCCTTTGGCCTACAGGCCGACGGGAAATATCGGCAAGGCGGACCGAGCGAAGACAGACAGCGAGGCGAAGCGTCGCGCCGACGAAATCGCGCGCTACCGGCAGCAGGCACAAGAGGCCGCCGGCGCCATGGAGGGGCCGCTGGCCGAGGCCATGGCCAAACACCTTGGCAACATGGCTGAGTACAACGATCTGCTGGCCAAGGGCAACATTGCCCAGGCCGACGCCAACGTGCTCATGGGCCAGAGCGCCATGGAGTACGCCAAGGTCGCGGCGGAGGTGGAAAAGGCCATGGCTGGGCCTGAGCAGTTGCTGGCAACCTTCGATACCGAGCTGGTCATGCTGGGCAAGGTGGGGCGAGCCCGTGAGCTGTATCGCCGGCAGCTTGTAAACGAGAAGGACATGCGCGACGAGCTGCAAAAGGCAGTCGAGGCAGCCGGTAGCAAGGAGGCACTGGCGCTGGCCAAGGGGGTAGCCAGTTACGAGGAGTACGAGCGGTCCGTGCTGGCGGCGGCGGCAGCTGCTGCGGAACTGTCTCTGCAGGTTGAGGAATCCGCAGCGCACGTCGAGGCGCTGGCCAACATATTCGTCTCTGGCTTGGCCGACGGTGTCGATGCGTTTGCCGACTTTGCCGTGGATGGGTTGCGCAAGTTCGATGATCTGTGGGATGGCTTGAAGAACGCGGCGAAGCGCGGGCTGCGCGACATGATTGCTGAGATCGCGAAGCAGAAGCTGATTATTCCGATCCAGACGCAGATCATGAGCGGAATCAGTGGACAGGGTGGAGGCTTCAGCCTGGACAGCCTCATGGGTCTGTTTGGCGGAAACGGATCGGCCGCAGGTGGCAAGAACCTGAGCAACATCGCCGGCCTCCTGTCGAAGGGGCAGGGGCTGTTCAGCGCTGGCGCGGGTGCGGCCAGCAGCGGCGTCAGTGCCGGCAGCCTCGCAGGGTTCGGCAACAACGTCGCAGCCTTTGCCGGCGGCGGCGCTTCCGCAGCGAGCGGAACCGCAGCAGCCAGTGCCGGTGCCGCATCGACGGCCGCCGCCGCGGTGCCGATCATCGGCTGGATCGTCGCCGGCATGATGAAGAATGCCGAGCTGTTCGATCAGGGCTGGGACATTGCCAACGGCGAGAGCTGGGCCGGCAAGATTGCAACGGCCGGCGCCGTTGGGCTCGCGGATAAGGGGTTCCGTGGACTGGGCTTCAACGACAAGACGGCCTCTATCCTGTCGGGTTCCAGCATCCACGCCAAGCTGTTCGGCCGCAGCGCGCCGAAGGTCACCGGGCAGGGCATCACCGGCGATTACGGGTTCGGTGGCTTCAACGGCCAGTCCTATGCCGATATCAAGGCCAAGGGTGGCCTGTTCCGCTCGGACAAGAAGTGGACGCAGTACGGTGCGCTGGATCCGGGCATCGATCGCACGTTCGACATGGCGGCTCGCCAGGTGCGAGGCGCAGCCACTGATCTGGCCAAGCAGCTGGGCGTGGATCTCTCCGGGCAACTGGCCGGAGTGAAGGTGTCGCTGGGCAAGATGCAGTTGTCTGCCGATTCGGCCGAGGCCAAGGCGCAGCTGGAAGCCTATCTGGCCGACATGACCGATCGCCTGTTCACCGAGGCGGTGAAGGCAGCGGGCTTCGGCGGCCAGCTGGATAGCTACTTCGAAGCGTCGGATGTGTTTTCGGCCCTCAGTGCTTCGATCGCGCTGGCGGTGGGCAACGCCGAGGAGCTGGGCCGCGCCCTCAACGGGATGGAGGTGGAGAAGGTCAACAAGGCCGTTGACTACTTCCAGGACTTGGCCAGCGTTGCCGGCACCGATCTTGCCACGCAGGTGCAGAAGGTGACCGGCCTGCTGGGGAACTACGCCAGCCTCATGGCCGACGTGAGCACCCAGCTGATGACGGCCAACCTGACGCAGTACCAGTCGCAGGCGCTGACCATCGAGCGCACGTATCGCCAGCAAGTAAAGGCGGCCAACGACTACGCCAAGGCGCTCGGCTTGTCCGGCGCCCGGGCGGAAGACCTGGTCAAGATCGAGGCTCTGCGCGCCAGGA